AATATGTGCTATCATCACATAAACAACCTCTTTTAGCGTCTTTTGGACTTGTGTATTTATTCTTTCCCATTTTAAATATGTTAAACATTAATTAATATTTTTTTTATTTTTTCAATCAATTCTTGTTCTGCATCTTGTTGTAAATTTAATTCTGCTTTTTCAGAAAAATATCCTTCAATAGAATAACCTTGATATTTACCTTCTTTAACATCATTCCAAACTTCATCATTGTCTATTCTTTGAACTACAACCCAACTTCCAACTGTTGCATTTAAATTGTAAATAGCTGATTTATCTTTTTTAACATCTTCAACTATCCAACTTTCTATTGTATAAACACCTTCAGTTTTCTTTTCGTGTTCTAATGTTGAATTATGTATTTTAAGTTTCTTTAAATATAATTCTGATGCTTTACGAACTGTATCTTTTGAAAAACGAATGTTATATTCATAATCACCATTTCTTCTGTAAATATCTTTTTCAGGTATTAAAGCTAAACCAATAACTATTCTTTTATCTTCATCAATAGTTTTAAGTTCTACTTTGTGTTCATTTAGTGCAACCCAATTTTCTTCTATTGCTGGAAATTTAACTAAACTAATAGCATCAATCCCATCTTGAATATTTTCTTCGTCTATATCTAAATAAATAGTTTCTAATTTCTTCATTATACTTTTTTTTAAAAATTAAATTATTTATATTTTGTTTTAAATAAGTAACATTAAGTTTGTTTTTATTAGTTAATGATACTTATAACTATCCTAAACTTGCATTGCTAACTATGTTTCTATTTAATGATTGTGCTGTTGTTACGTTTTGTGCAACTACATAAGCTTGTATTGGTGTTTGTGATTGTCTATTCATAGTTTCTGCAATTTGATTTGCACCACCTTGACCTACTACATTAAATTGTGGGGGAGCAGCACCACCACCACCTCCACTTGGATTTTCACCACCTCCAGCAGCACTTCCACCACCACCTAATGCACTTAATGCTTTTGCAGTTCCAGCTATATTTGCAGCAATACCTATTCCAGCACTTACTCTATTCATTACAGATTCAGCAGCAGCTAAAGCAACACCACCTGGCAACAATGCATATTTTAATCTTGCAGCAGCATTTGCAGCTTGTGTACTTACAATTATTTTTGCAATACCAGCAGCACTTTCAGCAATTAATAAAGCTTTTTGTAATCCTTTATTTTTTTCAAATAAACCTTTTAATAAACCTATACCGCTTTCTACAACTGCAAAAGATGCATCTTGAATTGCTTTTTTACCTTCAGCAACTGCTTTTTCTTGGTCAAGAATTACTTTGTCAGTTTCTACTTTATTAGTTATTATTGCATTGTTTATTTCTTGTGATTTTGTTTTGTATTCATTTTCAGCATCTACTCTTGCTTGTGTACCTTTTGCAGCTGCATCTATTTTAGATTGTAACCTTTCAAGTTCAATAGCTTTTTCTTCTTCTAATACTGCCCTTAATTTTTGTAATCTTAATAAATCATCTTTTTCTAATTCAGCATTAAACTTCTTTTGCTCAATAGATAAGTTAGTTAATCCTTCAAGTTCCGATTGTTGTAATGCAGTTTTTTCTTTTGTTAATGCTATGTTATTTGCTATTTGTTCACTTCTTAATCCTTCAACCTGTGCAAGTACACCTTCTTTATTTGCTAAAGCATTTGTTAAAGCTACTTGGTTTTCAATACTCTTATTCATTTCATAAGTATTTCTTGCAGCAGCAATTTGCATATCTGCTTGACCAATCATAGCTTTTTGTTGTTTATCTAAAACATCTTTTAAATCATTATTTGCTTTTATTCTGTCATCAATAGAAATTAAATCATTGTCTCTAATCTGTCTTAATTTTTCTGCTTGTCTGTCATATTGTTCTACTAACCTTGCTTGATTTGCTTCTGCTAACTTTGCTGTATTTTGTAATTGAACATTTGCCTTTGCTTGTTCATAAGCAGCTTTAACAGATATTTTACTAACACCATCTATTGTACCTTCAACTACTGCACCTACTTCAGTAACTGCTGCACCTATATTATTTACAACTTTCTTACCAGCATCTAATGCATTTTTTCCAACTTCTTCTATATTATCTTTTGTAGTTGAAATTCTTTTATTTAATTTATCTATTGTTTTAGGGTCACCATCACCAAAGAAACTTTCTTCCCAAGCAAGTTTAGCTTCATCAATAGCTAAAGATATTGCATAGAAACTTAATTTTAATGGTGTTAATGCTATTGTAATTAAACCAGAAACAACTGCTGTTAATCCTTTAAAACCACCACTTGATTGATTTACTTTTTCAACTACTGAAACAACAACATCAACAACTTTAGTAAAAACATTTACAACAGTTCCCATAGCAGTAGCAACTGTATCAGCAACCTTTTGATTGCTCATAAATATTTCTTTCAATGTACCCATAGCACTAATCACAAGACCAATACCCATAGCTTTAATTGCTAATCCTACACCTTTGAAACCATCAGCTAAAGTCTTTGTACTTTTCTCAACTTCATTTGTACTTTTACCAACTTTTTTTACTTCATCAGTTGTAGTATCTAAATTTTTATTTAAAGATTTAATTTCTTTAGTTACATCATCAATGTTACTATTTATCTTTAAATTTATTTCTTTGTTTTCCATTCTCTTTTTATTTGTTTAAATGTTCTTGACCAAGTTGTTGGTAATTCATATTTACCTTTTGCAATTTCTATTGTGTCTGATTGCCCGTAATGTTCATCTAATTGAAGCATTTCTAATATTAACTTTATCATATTGCAGTTTGTGTTATAGTTATAAATTGGTCATTTTGTTTAACTCCATTTCTATAATACTCTAATGTAATTACTCCTAACCTATCTACTGCTGTTGCGTTTGCTGGTATTGTAACTTTTAATGTTGCATCTGTTTTATTATTACTTGTGTGGGTATATGATAAAAAGCTTGTTGATGCCTTAATATCAAAACTTTCATTATCATTTAAATATAATTCAATATCTAAAACTAATGCATTTTTGTCTGTTTGTATATTTTGAAAACTTGCAAATCTAAAACCAACTGAATTTGCTGCATCAACACCTCTATAATCTGTTATTAATTCAAATTCTGCTTCCTTAGTTGTTAAATCAGTAGTAAAAGAATTTATTATATATCTTTTGTCTCTAATAATTAACCTATCATTTAAAGCAATTCCTAATGTATTACCAGAAGCATCAATAACATTACTTGCTAATAAACTTGTAGGCAATAATGCTTTTACTTTTAATACCCTTGTTTTAACATCATAAAGATTATCAATATAATTTTTATAGTGTCTAAAATATAATCCTTGTGGTGCTAATACATTTAACCAACTTGATTGTTCATTTCCAAAATTCATAGTCATTAAATGCGAATGTGTAGCATCTGTTGGCAAACTATCATACTCATTTGAAAATCTATTATAATTAGTTATTTGTGTAGCTGCACCAGCTGAATTTGTCATATAAATTCTATCAGCACCTGTTAAAGGTGTTACCAATCCATTGCAATAAATAAGCATTGGTTTTGGAACATAAGGTTTTAAATCTTTGTCTACTAATGTAGCAGTTTGAAATAATTTTCCTTGAGTTGGTACTTCAAATAAAACATTCTCAAAAGGTAGTTTAATATCATAAGTTGATGTTTCATTTATACTTAGACTTTTATATATTAAATCACCATAATTTTGTTGAAATAAACCTCTATAAGCATTATTTAATATATTAGTACTTTGTTCATAAGTAAAATTTATTGTTTTAAATAATTTTGGTTTATCAATACCTAATTCATCACTATAAACATATTCAGTTATATCAGTTATTTTACCAGCATTATACCACATTTCTAATGGTAAAAATTCATAAGTATTATTAGCTTTTGGAATAATCATTAAATTAAACGCCTTTATTAAACCAGTCATAAAATCTACAATTTTCATATCTGGCATAAGGTTACCTATTGGAATAAAAGTGTTTGTAGTATTATTACCAATAGCTCTGGCTTCTCTTGTAACAGAAGTTATAGCATTTGTAGTTCTGTTTCTAAGAATTTCTTGATTTGTTAAACGTAAAGTAAAATCAATTAGCATAGAACTATTAGAACTTATTTCAAAAGTGTACGAATGTGCTGGTCCAGTTCCTATTGGATTTGAAATAAAAAAATCTATTGTAATAAATTCTGTTGAAACACCTACTAAATCAAAAGTTGTATAAAGTATTGTATCTCTATAAACATAAACTGTATAAGGTGTTGTTATATTTGACGGATTAAAAGCCATTTGTATACCTATATATTTACCTATAACTTCAAATGTAGTGGTATTACTAAATGGTGTATAATCAGAAATTGTAAGTGTATCACTTGCAAAATTCATCTCTGGCATTGGGGTAGGATAAAATGGTGCTAATCCAGTAAAATTTAATAATAAAGGTTCACTTTTAAAAGTTAATTTTTCAGCTGGTTTTAAATACAAATATAATTTTGTCCATTGGTCTAAATTAAAAAAACTACCAGTAAATGTAATTCCGTATTTTGCTTGTATTCTTGCAAATATATCTGAAACTTTTATTGCTGGAAATAACTCATCCCATAATATAGCACCAGCTAAAGTTGTAATATCTTCTGTTGGTCTTAATAAGTCTTGATAATAATATTTTTTTTGATTTCCTATTAATGGATATTTTACACCAGCAATATCAGTCGTTATTCTTGTTTTTACAGTTGTGCTATTGTAATCGTGATTAAAACTTGAAAAATCTAAACTTTTTAATTTATCATCACCAAAATTATCACGTAATTGTGTTAAGTTGCCATAAAATGTAAGTGTATAACTTTCAACATAACCATTCTTTTTATTTGCTTTTTCTAATTGTACATTACCTTCTTTAAATCTTACAGTGTCAATTTCTATAAATGCATTGTATCTTATTCTTGCATCATAACCATCATTAACATCGCTTTCATACCAATGTGAAAATATAGAATTATTTGTTTCTGATGCTGGAATAGTAAATGATTGTGAATAGTCTGTAAATAACTTTGCAATATCTGAATAGTTTTGTATAGTTGATGTTACTGAAACTTTTTCATCTTGAAACATCTCAACTCTATAATAAGGGAAATCAACTATTTGATAAACTGAAGTAGTATCTAATGAAATAGATAATGCAGCAAAATTTAAAGTTGTAGCATTGTTTGATGTAATTTTAGCAATTAAACCAAAACCAGTACCAGATAAAATATAAACGTAATAATCTTTATATTGATTTGTTGTCCAACTTTTAGTAGCATCAGTAATATAATTATTTACAGTTGATGAATTAGTACCACTATCAAATATTTTTGTTTTTTGAATATATAACTCCATTATATTACATTATTAATTTGATTGTAATTGTACTCAAACTCTATTTGGTAATTAATCATTTTATCTTGTAAAGAAGTCTTTAAATCAGTTGTCATTGTTTTTAATTTAACTGATTGTAATGATGCATCTATTGTATCTTTTAACAATATAGTTTCTGAAACCATTAAATCTTTTATCAATTCATTGTATCTTTCATTTAACCACCCTGTATTTACTTTTATTGATTTTCTTGCCTCATAATTAAATGCTTTACTTTCACCTCTCAATATGTTATAGTCTATATCATTTGGTAATAATTGATATTCTTTATTTTTAACTTCCCAATTTTCAGTTCTTGCTTTAAAAAATGTAATAAAATCCCAACCACCATATTTGTTTACATATTCTACTGTTATAGGCGAATATTTTGTTTCGCATTCTGTTTTAAAAATATAAGTTGCAATAACTACATCATTCTTTACTATTTCTAATTTATTACCATCTACATAATTTACACCACCTAAACTTATAGGGATTGAAAATAAATATTGTGTTTCAGTTGCTGCATTTAAAATTGTTTCTTCATCTGTATTTGGTATAGCTTCAAAATTAGTATATCTTACTAAATATTCATCAGCATCATTTGTGTAATCAATAAAAAAATAAATTGATGGAATATCACCATAAAAAAATTTGTATGTTTTATTTTGTTGATATAAAGTTGCTGGAATAAATGTGTCATTAATCATTTGATTAAATACACCAAAACCATTTGTATAACCATTACAAGCTACAAAAGTTTCAGTATTTAATAAAGTATAATTACTTGCAGTTGTTTCTTTATATCTTTTTACTTTAACATAAACCCAGTCATCTGTTACTTCAGTTATAGAACCATTATAAGCAGATGAAATATTATTAATAAACTCTTTAGCATAATTAGATATGTTATATGTATTTTTTGTTTGTGTTGTTGATGCAATTTTCTTACTTAATGTGTAAGTTGCTGTTGCTGGTTCAGTTTCACCTTTATGCCAAATAAATAATTCTACTTTGCTTCCTACCTGACTTGCTTCATTTACTATTATAAAGTATGGACTTCTTACGGATATTAATTTCATTTTATTTTCTTGTTATTGTATAATCTATTAATGTTTCTATATCGTCACCAAATGCTTTTATCAAATCTGTATCTATGTATTTCTTATAACCATCTTCAAATGGTTTAGTAAAAAATAAAGAAGGTTTAATTCCCCTTGCCCATACATTCTTTGCTATAATATAACCTATTGATTTATAATTACCTTTTTTAAATTTTCCTTTTGCATCTCTAAATCTTATGTTTCTAAACTTTGCCCATTGTTCAAATGGTGCTGATGGTATTCTTCTTTTAAATTTAAACCTACTATTTGGTGCTTGTTGCCCTTTTATCTTTGCATTCTTTGATACTTGTGATGGGTCTGCACCTTTAACTCCTTCATCTTGATAAAAGCCATAATCAGGCATACTAAAGCCTAATAAGAAATAATTATTTTCAAATAGTATTTCACCCTTGATATTATTATAAAGTTGTTTAGAAACGTTCTTATTGCCTTTAGATAAATTACTTCTTGCTTGTTGAATAACATATTTTTTATATGCTTCTAAAACTTCTTTAGTAGACGTTAAATTATTAGCATTCATTTTCGCAACTTGTCATTTCATTAGCAACCATAACATCAAATGTAACTGTCCAACCAGCTATCTTATTTTCAAACCTATCTACAAATGGTTCACAATTAGGTGTGCCTTGTAATTGATATAAATCATCAAATAAACTTCCCCTTCTTAATACTTCTAACAATCTATTAATAACCATTAGTTGAGTATGCAAAACATCTTGTTCATTATCATTTGTTAAAAATTGGTCTGTTTGTTCAGTCTTGCTAAAGTCAACAACATCCATACATAGAACTGATATATTAAACAACCAAGTGTTGCCATTGTATGTTGCATTGTTTACAATTATATGTGATAAAGGAAATATAGTTTGCTTGTTTAAATCAATTTCAAATATATCACCAGAAGAAACTGTATTTACAAATACATCTTTATATAGTTGGTCTTTAATTGCTGTTGTTATCTGATAAAATCCTTTCATTATTTACTTCTTATTAATTCAATTTCTATTTGGTTCTTTTCTTTTTCAAATGTTAAAAATGTTAATGCAACTGATAATCTAATTCTGGAAATATCTTCAAATCTTCTAACATCTCCCTGAGCAAGAGCATAGAATGATGAATACCAACCCCATTTACTTCCAAATTGTGATTGTTTACTATACTCTGAAACTCCCGATTGTTCTCCAAATAGTGTATCGTAGACTTCAGTAATTCGTTGCCTAAATTGTAAAAAAAAACCACAGCACCTAATGCTACATCAACTGGCATAAACTTCATAGCATCACAATAAGTATAACTACCATTGTATTCTTCAATCTGATATTTGTCTTTCAACTTCTTTGTTATTGGTCTGTATAATACTGCCATAGCATTATGCATCATATCCCAATTACTTATGTATTTATCTAAATCAGTATATTCACCTAATGTTATTTCATCAAGGTTTGTTATAAAGCCAAATTCAGTATTACCTAATTTAAACGTTCTTTTTAAATCATATTTTTGATTGAATAGATTTGATAAATTAGTTGTTATTTCATTTACATCTTTGTAACTTATTTTAGCAGCATTCTTTAAATCTATACCACAAAATATTTCTACCATTTTATGTTGAAGAAACTCACCATCAGGATTATCTTTTGCTATTGATAAAAACTTTTGATATTGTTCTAATGTTATTTCTTGTAAACTTGTTGGTATTGTAATCTGTAACTTCATTGTTTTTTATTTAAAAATAAAATAAAGTCTAAATTGTATTAAACAAAAAAAAGACCTACATTTCTGTAAGTCTTTCTTCAACCATTATCAACTTTAAATTAAACCAATTCTTCTACACTTTCTATTTTTCTATGTACTATATTCATATCGTAAAATTTTCTCATAGCATCTATTTCATTATAAGCGTAAAGTTCTAATTCTACATCAGTGCTTTCATCATTACGTTGTGTCCAGTAAGTTATTAAATACTTTGTCATATATGTTTTCATTTTATGCGTTATTTTTTTCTTGTTCGTTTAAATTATCCCAATTAGCAACAAAAGTATCTACTGCTTCTTTTTTTGTATCACAATGAAAAGTATCACCTTCTCTTAAATCAATACACATCCAAACTTTATTTCCTAATTCGTCAATGCCTTTAAAAACATTTCTGTTTATGTGTACTTGTATTTGATGTTGCTTTGTCATAATGTTTGTTTTTGTTATTAATTATACGCAAATATACTACGATTATAAATACAAAAATGTTAATGAAATGTTAAAGTTTACAAATGTTTTATATTATGTACATAAACAACAATATTGTTTTAAATATAATACATTAAAAGTTTTCATCATATATCATTCCAATATGTAAATCAATTAATGCTAAAGACTTTCTTCTTATTTCTTTAATCTTAAATGCATCTTCTTTACTTATCATTCCTGTATCAAAACCTTCAACTGAATTTAATGCTTGATTGCACATTGATATAATTTCATATCTTGTATCAGCTGGTTCAAACTCCATATTTTCAAATATATCTTCTTCTTCTTTCATTACTTTTTGTGTCAATATAAACGTTGATTTTAATAGTTATCTTACTATGAAAGGTAAGCACTTGCAACATTATACATTTGTTGCATTTTTTTTATTTCACCTATGTTTCTTGGTAAATTAATTTGTACTTCAACACCTTTAACGTGGTGTATATAACATTGTATTGCTGCTATTATTTGTCCGTAACTCATTAGTAAATAAAGTAATTTCCTTTATGTGGATTTTCTAATTGACTTGTTATAGCATAACGCATAGCATCTATTGCGTGATTATATGCATCTATTGGTCTATTCATTTTAATTCCTGTCTTATCTGTTTGCCAAATGTAGTTTCTTAATTCATTTATTAAGTTCTTGCTTCTTGATGTAACATAGACTTTGTTTTGATTAATTAAATTAAGACCAAATAAGATGCTATCTTTTCCTTTTGTAACTGGTAACACATTATGACCATAACTATTCAATTCAGCTATTGATTTAGGTTCAGCACTATCAGCGTAAACAATTTCGTTTACATTATTTGCTTTTAACAAATTAGATATTTCACTATTTAGTAACCCTTTCTTATAAATTAATTCATCAAATATATAAGCATCATTATATTTATACATTGTTACTAATGATGTTGGGTCATTACTATAACCAAAGTCCATTCCGTAACATAGTATTCTTGCATCTGCTGGTAAATCTATTTCTTGCCAATCAGTTATGCATACACCTTCTAAAGAACCTGTTTGACCTAAACCATAAACTTGCCACCAGTTTGCCCAATATGTAGATGTTAATGCTTTTACTTTTGCTGCTTCTATTTCATTTACTATTGTATCAGATAATGCTTCATTATCTAAATAAGTTAATGTAATAAAATCTACATCTGATTGTGTTAGTATTTCTTTATCTACCCAAAATGCTGAAGTAGGATTATAATCTAACCATATATCACCTGAAGTTCTAATTGCTAATTGATAGTAACTTTCAAAATCTATATTGTTGCACTCATTAACATATAATATGTTTCTTCTTGCACCTCTTAATTTATCTGGCTGGTCTACACTAAAAAACTCTATATAACTACCATTTGTGAAACTATACTTTAAAGTAGATTTATTAAACTGTGCATCATTATATCTACCAAGTGCCATTATAATCTTTAAGAAGTCTTTCAATGCACCTCTGCGTAAATGTGGTATACTTTCAGATACAACACTAATTTCTAAATTAGGTTCTTTAATTGCTTTATCAATTAGTAAAGGTAGAATACCAAATGTTTTACCAGCTGATGTTCCACCTCTAATAACTTTAATACGTTGCTTTAAACGTAATAATTTTCTAATTGCAGTAGTTAATATAAACTCCATAAGATAGTGCTTTAAACTTCATCTAAATCAATATTAAATATAGGTTGCTCATTACTTACAGTTATATCTTTTGTTTCTCTTGGTTTACCAGCATAGTAATTATAAAATAATTGTGTAAATTTAAAATCACCATTATCTAAACCTTTTTCTAATGCTTTAAATGCTTTTTCTTCTAATGGCTTTAATCTTTCAATTAGTTTTATTTCTTCTGCTTTTGATGGTCTACCAGCACCATCTCTTTTGCCACCATAGTTATTGTTATTCATCTTGATATAATTTGTTTATTCAATTTAAAAATAATAGTTTTTATTTATTGTTTATATAACTTTCCTAATTCAATAGCTATTTCTTTCCATTCATCTAAACCTTGTTTAATATAACCAGATACTACAAATCTATTATATTCTTTGCTGTACTTATTGAATAGTATGTTTGCTCTTTCTTTTGCTGTCATAGTTTATTTATTTCTTGTTTAACTTCTTTCCAATATATTGCAACATCTTCTTCTAAATAAAATTCAGATATAATTTCATCAACTGCTATTAATGCACATTGTTTTGCAAAACTTATAGGAACATATAAATGTTTACCTAAATTATAATATTTTAAAGTTATTTCTTCTGCTTTTTGTCTTGGTGTCATTCTGTTGCTTTTTTAATTAGGTAATACCATAACCAAATTACTTTTGGTCTTATAAATTCATAAGCTAATAATATTAATATATATTTCATAAGTTCACTTGTATTTTCATTATTGGACAACTCATTTTGTGATTATCATTTTCTAAATTACAATATTTACATTTACCATTTGCGTAAAACATATTACAATTATCAGAATCACTTTCTCTATTGAACATTCCATACGATTGCCAATATTCTGATGCTGGTGCTGTAAATCTATAACAGTATTCTTTTGATGGACATAGTGCATCATTACATTTTGCTATATCTGCCATAATTAAAATTTTATATCTATTATTACTAATGCTATTGCTATTGATATTTCATTTCTACCAATTACAATTCCTAAACTAAATCTTTCAGTGTAGTTTGTTTCTATTCTCATCTTATTAAAGTTTAATGTTTCTATTCATTTTATATAATGCTTGTAATCTTTCTACAATTATTTGCCATTGTTCAGTACCTTCTGTTTCTATTAGTAATTGTTGTATGTTGTTTACTATGTTGTAATTGTTTCTTGGTTTGTTAATCTTTTCTTGCAAGTTTGCTATTTCATCATTTAGTTTCATTATATCTATTTGTAAACTTTGTATTAATTCATCTTTAGACATATCTAAAATATCTTCAGGCTTTACATAATTTAATCTTTGCAATATTTGTTTTCTAAATAGTTTTAATGTTGGGTTAAACTGCTCAAACATATCATAGTTCTTTAATGAATGTAGAACTGTTGCGTGGTCTTTTCCTACTGAAGCACCAATAGATTTTAAAGACTTCTTTTTATCTATTTGCTTTAATATTTTATAATATATTGCCCTTGCTTCTATTATTTCTCTTTTGCGTGATACTTCATTTATATCAACTCCTGTTATTTCTTGTATTACTTTTTTTAATTGACTTGTTATTTGCGTTTCCATCTAATTTTTATTTTTTGTTTTTTACTTTGTTTAATTAATTCAGTTAGTACATTGAATGATACTATTTCTATTGCTAAATGTATTCCTTGGCATTCTTCATATAATTCTTCTGCTTCATATTCTTTTAATATCAATCTTAAATGTGGAATAGTCATTCCTTGTTCTATTTCATATAAGGTAATATTATAATGTTCTGTTGCTTTATCATTCATAATTTACTTAACCATTGTTCATATATATTACTTGCTATTTGTGCAGTCATTACTGGGGGTACTGACATACCGATTAAGTATGAAGCTCTATTATTTAAAAAATTATAATCTAAAGGATAAGAGCCACCTAAAATAAAATCTTTATCTGTTAAATGTAATAAATCACAAGCTCTATATTTTTCTCCTTTAGAGTCTATTGTATTTAAAACCTCGTTGTCATAAATAATATTAGCATTAAATCCACTATTTTTATTATTAACTCTTAAATTTATATCAGCTATATCTTTATCGCCATCTATAAAATTATTTAATAATAAATCTTGTCTTTCAGTTTTTCTTAAACTACCTTTTAAATCTCTAAAAAAACTAAACTTTATTTCTTTTTCATTAAACTCCATTTCTATTTTAGGAACTTCTGTAAACATATCCGCCCAATGTAAAAATGGCTGTGCTAAATCTTTACGTAAACAAATAAAAAAAACTCTTTCTCTTTTTTGTGGTACACCCATTTTAGAAGCGTCTAATAAAAAGTGTTGGCAATAATAACCAGCTTTATCAAATGCATCATAAATCTTAATAACGTATTCTTTAGCTGCACCCATTAACAAACCTTTTACATTTTCAGCAACTACCACTTTTGGTTGTAGTTCTTTTGCTAAATCAATAAAATCAAAAAATAGTGTATCTAAAATTTGTTCTGCTTGTCCTTCTCTAAATACTTTTTCTTTGCCCCAATCTTTTTCTCTATTCCCAGCCATTGAAAAACTACTGCAAGGCGGTGAGCCGTCTAAAATATCTAAATTATATAATTCTTTTGGCAAATCTTTTCTTTTAGCAAAAGTTGTAATGCTTTCTAAAAATGAATATTTAGGATTATGATTTGCTTTATATACTTCAATCATTTTCTTATCAATATCATTATGACCTATAACATCAAATCCAGCTAATTTATAACCCATAGTTGAACCACCACCACAAGCAAAGCAACTAAATACTTTTCCTTTGTCTTTTGTAAATACTACATCTTTTAAATTCCAGTTATAATTAAATTTATGTTCCATTATAATATTCCTCTTAAAACATATTGGTTTAAATCCATATCTTCTTCACCAAAGAAGTATTTATAGTTTGAAATTGCTTGTTCTAACTTTGCTTCACCTTTAGCATAAAACTCATCACTACATTCAAAGATTGCTATATCTAAACTTCCTTTGTCTATTGCAACAAATAAGAAGTCATCAACACCAAACATCTTTTTATATAAATATGCTTGTAAATCATAGCTATATTTGTCTGCACTATATCTAAAGTCTTTAACACCTGTTGTAGTTTTCAAATCTATAATCATATTTGATTTTAATATATCTGCTTTTGCTCTAAATGGTATTCCATCAATCATTTCTATTGCTGGTATTTCAGTTTGTGATTTACTCATTAAATAAACTACTTCATTGTTTTTTAATAGTGCATCAGTTAATCTTTCAGCATCATTGTATTCTTTTTTTGTGTATACTTCTAAACCTTGTTCTTTTGCCAATTTGTATTCTTTTCCTGCTTTAGTTGCTACATCTACAATTACTAAATCATTTAATTTGTGTGGCTCTAAAATCATTGTGTGAAATAGTTTACCATCTCTTAATGCTTGGCTTTCATCTGAACCATATTGTGTAACGTATTTATATGTTTTAGGTGAACTAATAAGCATCTTTGCTGATGAACTACTTAAAGCGTTTTTACCTAAATAACCATAATAGAAACTATCATCATACATATTATCTAATAGTTCTTGTTTATCCCATTGTTTGTTGTCAAATGTTGTTATCATATTATCTTATTTTAATGTTGTTTAATAAATCATATGTGTTATCCATATCTAATACTTCTCTGATTTGTTGTGCATAATTATCTGATGCATTCCATTCGTTAATCAAATCTTTCTTAATTGAATTGATTAAAGTTATTTGATGAATATTACTTTCTGGTGTTATAGATAATAATATATCTAATTTTGTTAAAATTTGTGTTTTCATAATTTAATAATTGTTATTGTTAATAATGCTACTGCTAAAATGATTATCCCTATTAATACTTTTGTTGCTGTTTTTAAAACAAAGTCTAATTCTTTTTTTTCTTGTGGTGTCATATTAAATTACGTTTAAAAGGATTAATGAACCAGTGAAAAATACAACCCATAATAATAATGCTAATGCGAAATCTTTTAATAATGTTTTCATAATGTTTGTTTTTAATTGTTAATTGTTTAGCAAATATAATACTTATTTTTAATTATAAACAACTTATTAAAACTTTAACTTTTGTTTAACAAAAAAGGATAGCTGTTAAACTATCCTAATTTTCAATTTGCAAATCGCAATTTGTGTTGTATTGTTCTTATCTTATCATTTATTTTTTCATCATTTAAACCTTTTAAATAAAGTGATTGTCTTTTTTTAATTAAATAGTTTAAAGTGTATTCTAATTCTAATGCATCAAATATTATTTGTTCTGTTCTATCCATTGTGTTTGTTCTTGTCTTAAATGTTGTAATTCTCTTTCTAAATAGTCTATTGCTTTTTCCAAGTCTTTTATATGTGTGCCTTTGTGTTTTGCTCTGGCTACATATTTAATTACATTTCCTTCATTAAAATTTAAATCATAGTCTTTAATAAAGTCTATAACATCATAGTTCTTTTTGTTGTCGTAATGTACTGGTGTCATTTTTTAAATCTTTTAGCGTGAAACTTATATAATTCCATTGTTTTTTTTAATGCTTCGTATTCTGTAAATTCTGCATTTACATTGTTTTCTTTGTAGTAAAATATTTCATTGTAGTTACTGATTTGATATTTTATAACATTGTATCTGTTTGTTTTTTTTGTTGCTTTAATAACATAAGCTAAATCATTTTTCCAACATAAACTCATAGCATCAACTTCATCTGGTTTAGGTACAAACTTTTCTTCTTTAACTTTCGCCATTAGTTACATTCTTTTTAAATATAGATTTTAATAAAGTTGGATGCCAACCTTGTGTTAAACAAATATTATAAAGTAATTGCCCTAAATCATCAATATCAATATCATCATTTTGTGTTTCTATTGTTGATGTTTTACCATAAGATGTATATGTTATTTTCATTAGTCTAATTTTAAAAATTCAGCGTTACCATTTTCCATAAACCACTCTTTGTTTTCTTTGTATTTATCAACTACTGCATCAATCATAACTAATTCATCTATTGTAGAAGTTTGCAATTTGCTAACTATATTTTCTATTGAACGTAATATGTTTGTAGTCATTTCTGGGTCTGTTTTATAAATGTTTGTATATTCTTCAAACACTATTTGTTCAAGTTCTTTGTTAAGTCTATTAATTAAGTTCTTAATAGTTTGCCTGTATTGTGTTGTAAAGATTAAACTTTCATTAGCTTCTAATAATAATTGTGCTAATAATACAGATTTTAAATACTCTAATTGTATTGGGTTGTCTTTCATAATTGTTTTGCTTTTGTTATTTCTAAATATGTTACTTCTTTTTCTATTTTTTCTCTATTGTTAAAATATGTTGTTGCTGGATTTTTATTGTTTATTTCCCAAATTGGCTCAATTAAATGTAGATTAAAACTATAAACTCCTTTTGGAGTTGAATTAATATATATTGGTATATCTAAATGCTTTTCACATTCTTGCATCATAGCATCATATTTACCTTTTTCAAGAAGCAAAGTTTTATAATGCGTTTGTCTACATTTTAATTCAATCCTATGTGAAGTTGATGGACTGTAACAATCCCATCTACTCATTTGATTTTTAGCTTTAACTAAATCAGGATATATATTTTCCACTAAATAGTTAAATAAATCAATTTCTTTCCAGTTATTCATTTACTTCATAAGTATCATAAACTTTTCGTAAATCACTCATTATGGTTCTCCAACAACTTGAACAATTTGAATTATCTAACTTTTCATTAAATACATTAAAATAAATATCTTTAATTGTGTGCTGCTGTTTTGGTGTTAATTGATTTACTCTATTGTCGTACAATACTTTTAAAAACAAATATTCTTCTTCCTTTAAACAATTAACGTTTCTACGATATGGAATTAAATTATTTAGTTTTTCTTTTCTTGCATCACAACCACAATCTATTCCTGTTGCTTTGCTAAATAATTCAACTACTGCTTTAATACCAGTTGCTTCTGTGATTTGTTCAATAGTATCACCTAATCCTGTTGCTTTCTTTTTTCTTCCCATTAGTATATGTTGTTATAATCGTTACTTAAATAATCTTGATAATCTTTCATAAACTTTGTGTTTAACACTTCTTTATAATTTTTAATTGAATGAAATATAGAAATTAAACTAATACTTGTTTCTTTTGCAATATCACGCATACTCATATCAGTATCTCTATACAACTTAAACAGCTTTTTATCATACCAATGCCAGTTTTCAATTTCTTCATCAATCATTAAACAAATATCATTATATGCTTTGTGTTCATTTATATTGCTTTCATCACTTAAATTAAACAAAGTGTCAATTCCTATTTTATCAATTTTATTTCGTTTGTTTAAATACTGAAAACATAAACTTTTAATAGTAAAAAATACATAACCTTTACGCACATTACCTTTTGCATCAATTATCTTTTCAGCATCAGCATATTTAAATAAAGCAATATAAACTTCCTGAACAATATCTTCTGCATAATCATCTACTTTATAAAGGTTAGCAATTTTAACCCATTCTTTGTGATGTTGGGCAACCTGTTCTAACCATTTATTTGTAGATAGTTCCATTTTAATACATTTTAATTGTTACTATACCAGTTTTTGGTATTGGTGCTTCTTTTACTTTAATCTTTAAATCCACTTCTGTTAATTCTGTATCTATTTTTAATATTGAATGAAAAGCGTTTTGTATTTCAGTCCAATTTGCTTGATTATCCATTTCGTTCAATTCATACAAATATTCTAATTTATTTTTCAAATCTTTGAAGAAACTTATTAACATTGAATTATCTGAATTTAACACAAGCATTCTTGCAGCAGATGTTTGTAATTCTAAAATATGGTGTTTCATTGTATCTTTCATCTTAAAATAATTTTTGTTGATTTGTATGATTTGTAATTCTTTGTATTGCCTTATCAAAGTATTCTTTATCCAATTCACAACCAGTTAAGGAAAAACCATAATCGTGACAAGCTATTGCAATACTTCCTGAACCTAAATGTGTATCAAGTATTTTATCACCTTGTTTTGCGTATTTGTCAAGTAACCATTTATATAATTTATAAGGTTTTTCAGTTGGATGAAATGTATTTTGAGAAATTAATGAAGCTCTATTTAATTCAAATTGTCTTGTAACTGTTTCAAATGAAGTCCAGGCCATTTCACCATCACTCATAGTTAAATCTCTTTGTCCTTTATACCAAAATATCCAGGCCTTTGTTGGCTTTAAATATTCTGTAAAATAATTTGCACCCCAAATAATTTGATTTTTACTTACTCTTTTTAATTCATTAAAGTATTCTAAACTTGGTATTGAATTATCCCAATTCTTTTGTGTGTGTTCTTTTCTATTGTGTTTAGGATTTTTATTAATGCTTTTCTTTTGACCATCAATTCCAATACCATAAGGTGGGTCTACAATAGCTATATCGAAATAGTTATCAGGGTATCTTTTCATTAATTGCATATTGCATTCATTTGTTATTTCTATTTTATCAGTTATTTTCATTAGAATATATCTTTTAATGGGTCATAAAATGCTCCTTCAACTTGTGGCAATCCAAAGTTATTTACTTTAAAGTTAAAATCTTCAAATGGTGCATTTCTTGAACGTTTACAACTTACTTTAACTAATCCTTTATTAACTGTGTTTAACTCTAAACTAATTTGTGTTTCTGTTTTCTTTTCCAAGAATGAACCTAAATGACCAGTTGGTTTATCAGTTCCAAAATTAGAGTGAATAACAGTTACTATATGGCAATCTAATTCTTTTGTCCATTTCATTAGCTTTTGAACTACATTATTACTTTCTTCAATGTTGTTTACATCACTGCATAAATCAGCAATACCATCAATAATAACTAAACCTATATTTTTACCATCTAATCTATCATAAAGATAGTGTTCTATTATTTCTATTCTGTCATTAAAGCTATATTGTCTTAAAGCTAATGTATGATATTTATCTATGTTCTTTAATCCAGCCATTTCTAATGGTCTTTTAAATACCATTTGTGCGTGGAAATTACCTTGTTCAGTATCAAAATGTATTAAGTGTTTATCATTTCTATTTGCTTTTAAATCACCACAAAATTGATGTAAATCTTCTGCTAAATAAATTGCTGATAATAATGATACAAAAAATGTTTTTTTACTTTTTGGTGGTGCTTGT